AAACTATTAGTAAATTTAATATAAACGACATATATCAAATTAACTTTATTTTCATCAACGTTTTAAACCGACGATGAACAAATTATTACCACCGTTCCCCGGTGGACAAAATCGCAATTACGATTCGATCAATACTTTTTATGATCGCGTCAGCGTCAGAAATGCTAACACCTTGGCCAAACAAACCATCAAATGCCCATTTCTGTTAAATAGTGAACAGCATAATATACTGCAGTCGCTACTTGATCCGCAAATCATTTTATATGATGACAGCAAACCGTTGAAAAAAATTAATCATCCAATTCCTGCTTTTTTCAACGTACTTGCATACCGACGTTATCACGGTATTGCTGAACAAATGTACAATAAATATAAAATTCCATCAATTGATATCGGTGGATCTATCGAAAATAACTACGATAGACAAGTACATGTTTGCACAAGGATCAACAACAACCGCGAAAAGAATCGTTATAACAACGCATTACTTCGATCTGGTAATATTTTCGCCGTCAATCGTATGTCCAATTATGGTACATATGATACAATTTGCAACCAGGGAGCAGAACATTGCAATTTCAAATCAGCTTATGCTTTTTCAGTTAATGCTGGTTATGACATCACATTCGATCAAATAATAACTTTTTTTAACAAACACGCATTGATCGTATATGACACTGCATTATTTTTACCATCAGTCTTAATTGACCGTCGTATCAATTTACCTTCTCGCTTTTACAGCGTTCATTTTGATGGTAAACACAAAATCGTTTTTACATTAAACGATCCCTCCTTGGCTTATCGTCACGATTATGAAACTTGGCGTGCATACATGATCAACACTCATATTGCTGCATTCCATTACAATATCGTTATTGAAGTCGTTGATAATATATCCGATTTCTGTTTCATTCGTATGACAAAAGTACACGTCAAAATTGGTGCATTTGACGTCACAACACGCAATTGTTATAATAAATTGATTGATAACATCTTCGGATGGTCAAAAGCACATGATAAAGATCTAATTCGTTGCATTCCTTTAATGAGTTGGTATGGCAATTATTATTTACTACCAAATTATTGTGATTATATTAATAAAATTATTCCCTTCACGGACATTAATCGCAATATGTTGGTCATACCTAAGGAGTTTACCGATAATGTCCTTAAATGGGCTATCGGTGCCACCGACGATCAATTTAAATATAATTCTTTTTCTAATTGGTGTCGCACGTGTTCTCAATCACTTGTTTATGATCCAAAAAACTTGAACCTTGTAGTATTTCATGGTCTTGAGGCTGATATTTGCCTGTATGATGGCATTGTACAAAATTTGTACATTTACTCTGCAATTCAACGTTTTGTACGTACTAAAACAATCGGCCGAACCTTTCGCCAAATTAAAAATAGCGGTGATAAAACTAAAATACGACGTTGGATTGAACATAAATTATGTGGTGCTATATCACCATTAACTGCAATTTTTGAGAGAACACCACCTGAACTTGATGTTAACAAACCCGATGTCATTTACCATCTTATTGACACAAAAATCATATTGCTTGATCGTTTTTTCTATCGCGGCTGCCATAGAAATTTAATGAATGACATAAATAACTGCGTTTTCATCAACGACGATGAAGTTGCTGACAGCAGTTACTCTACCAGTTTAAGTAAAACAAGTGTACTTGAAACTGATGATATTGAAGATTCAAGCGACGATGATGATGACAGTGTTACTACCGAAACTTCTGTCACAAGTTCAAAGATTAAAAATAATATAGTACGAAAAACACCATCCGCACCACCTATGCCTAATACCATTAACACTCAAAGCAAAGGTAGTTTAACAGCTACAACGTCAACATTAATAACACCACCAATTTCTACACCAAATGTAATACCACAAGCAACACCCAATACACCGAGGTCGGTTTCATCAACGACACCAGTTAAAGTTACACCAAATATTGCTGCTATTAATGACAATATGCCGAAATCAATTCTAAAGAAACCATCACAAATGATACCAAATCCAAAAAATAAGGCTATTCAAAATAACAAAAATATAAAATTAGTTAGTAGCACACTTTCACCAACTGCCGCGAATAATACAATACAACAACCACCTGTAATTAATAGCAATGTCACTACCAATACAACAACTTCGCCGACTACTAGTAATAACACTACTTGCAAAACTTATAATTACGGTAAAGCTGCAATGAATGCTGCTTATGCACAATTGCAAAACGATCAAAGTGGCGGTCTTTGTGGTCATCAAGCATTAAACCGCGCATTACGTAAAAATGGCCATAAACAAAATTTAAATTACTTATATGACGCTAATGATGTGCAGAATTTTATGGCCAATTCGACGTTCCAAACTGACATACCAGGTTCCGGTTCAGTCACCATGTACCATTTTAATGAAACACCATTGGAATATGAACGAATACGTAATGGTATTGACCAAAATACAGGTTGGTTGTCTGATGTTGAGATTGCGTTTATAGCTTTTATAAATGATTTTAATGTTACTATACTAAACTTATCTCAAACATATGACCCAATTACAAAACAAACAGCAAACAGCCCTGATTTTGGTCGTGTCTTATTTTACAACAATAAACCAAATGCACCAATATTAAGTCTCACCAACACTGGTAATCATTATATCGCTTCAAACAACCGTAGCGGTTATGCTATCGTTGCCGAAACTGCTAACAACGTTAAAATCAAACAAACAAAAATCACTGATCATTTTCAACTTTATGGTAAAAAACCAGACATGAAGTCAAAAATGAAAGATTTGGTTAAATTTATTAACAAGAATATCAAATTAACCAATAGCCAAACAATCATTGATTTGAGTTGTGCACCAGGTACACTCTCAGAATTATTGATAGCTGATAAAAAACATGTTTATTGCTATGAATATGTCGGTGACGATGCTTTTCCATTACGTCGTGGTTCAAAACTTATTACTGAAAAATTCACTGAATTAAATAATATCAAATTTGGTAAACATAAACATAATGATCTACTTATTTTTGATTATTTCATTACTGATATTGATTTTAATGCACCAATATTTGCATTTTTCAATCGAATTATTACTAAGTATGATTCTTATGGCGAATCCTATAATACACCAGAATTCGCAGAATTTATAAATAAGTACGGTGTTAAAACATTCTTTTTAAATGATTTTACCAACATTAATTCAGGTGAGACGTACATATATCTTCAAAAACAGATAACACCAGCCAAAGCTAGTCAATACATCGATATGTCTGACCCATTACAAGTTAAAGAGTATTTAGATATTTACCATCAATACACCCCGGAACCAAGTGACAGTCTTGAACAGATAATTCACAGGAAACCAATACGCGATCCAACAATTAATGACCCTCGTGATCTTGAACATCCATACACCAATTTAAATTATCTATTTGATTCTAAGATACATATCATTAGCGATGAGGCATCTGTTACATTAGCAATTAACAAATTCAATCAAAACTTTCCTAATGTCACAATTCCGAAACCAAAAATATATGACATGAAAATAAGTTGCATACTTGGTGTTGCCGGTTCATCTAAAAGTCAAGGTCTCGTTGCTGTTAAAACTGCTGCTGATTACATCACCACCCCTATATCTTGCAATGATTTTATTACTTATGAAACAATGTTATGTAAATTATATAGCAGTAAGATACCAATACGCCCAATGTCAATAACCATCGACGAGTTTCAAGCAATGCATCCAGCATTCATCGTCCTTTTTTACAATTATTGTCACGATCATGGTATAGATTTGTTTTTAATGGGTGATGAACATCAAAATGTTTACTACAAATTATTTGAAGATGCAACAACAGTCACGACCCTCGAATGCAACTACCGTACACAATCTTCACGGATGTTACCAGCAGTTGTTGATTTGATCAATAGTAGTGGTCATATTCCCTATTTAATAAGCACAACTAACACCAACAATAACATTAGTATTGCTAATGAATTACCACCGATCCACGTTATGAAGCGTGATAAATGGATTAACATCACATTCACACAATCACTCAAGGATGCACTTTGTTGTCGTGGAATTAAAGCAATTACCTCTACCGAATCAGGAGGTCATACATTTAATAATGTTATTGTTCATATTGGTGATTTTGTTTCCATACATAAAGATTATCAATTAAGACAGGTCTATACTGCTATGAGTCGTGCAAAAAACCGTATCATCCTTTACGGTAATGAGGGTGAATTGTCAATTTATTTAACGATATTAGGTTCAAATGTTGAAGAAATCGCACAACACGCTAAAATACCAACATATAATACCACTCAATTTGTACCTAAACGCAATGCAGAATTCACAACTGAAACAATTGAAATTGATCGATCACCAATTGATGTTAATATGATCAAAACCATACTTGATCAAACAATTATCAACACCAATAAAGTTTCGAATACAGGCATTGAGGTTTTACCAAAAATATTACCACCAACAACGAATAAAATGAAAATTTGCATGGACCACGTTATGGCACAAGATGTTGTCACCACCGGTAAGGCATTAAGCGATGTGTCATACGTTAAAAAATATCAAAGTAAAGATTCATTTCAAACCGTCAAAACCTTAATTGGTCGTTATGGCAAGAATCGTGAAATGAAGAAACATGTAAATGAACTACATAAAGGCCTATTTAAATTTGTTGATATGAAAAAATGGAATAATTATAAAATGGATGTTGATGACTTATATCGTCACTTCACCGATTATGTAATTGAATTGCAAAAGAAAATGAACACCAAAGATGATATCGTTGAAGGTATCAATGACGTTCTCACAAATAATAAAAGACCTTTTGATAAATGCGTGTTTGAAGATCATGTCAAAGACATATTAACTGACTATATGAATCATACCAATAATAAAATTAAAACTGTTGCCGAATTGGATAAGAAATGGTATGATAAATCAATATCAATAGTCAGCTTTATCATGAAAAAACAAGATAAACATATTGTTGAGCATGGTAAAGATGCTGATGAGAAAGCGGGACAAGGCATATCGGCATGGAATAAAGTTCTTAATTTAATATTTAGTGCATATTGTAGAATGATCCAAGAAAAATTGGAAAGATGTCTTAAAGACAATTGTGTTCTTGCTTACAATATGTCAGATCAAGAAATATCAACTAGACTTGCTCAATATGCATCTTATTATGGTTCACCGGAATATATTAACACCGACAATGACTTTAAAGAGATGGACACAACACACTGTCTGACGTCAATCTTGGTGGAACTAATGCTCTTTCGATCTGTTGGTATGCCTGATTATCTCGTCGAAAAATATCTCAGTATGCGTTCAGAATGGGTGCTTATGTACCAAAATGGTGATGGAATCACCAAATTGTGGGGTACATACATGCAGCATAGTGGTCAACCAAATACTTTGAATGGCAATACAATCCTCAATATGGGTGGTGTCGGTGCAACAACTGAATTCGGTGAAATATTATATGCTATGTTTAAAGGCGATGATTCACATATTCGTTCAACAAAATCAATACCTAAGAAAGGCTTAACACAAATACTTAGTGCTGAATATGGTTATGAATTTAAAATGGTTAATTCCAAGGTTAGTGAATTTATAGCCAATATTGTCACACCTGAAGGTTTTTATCCTGATGTTTTGAGAAGAACAGTTAAGACTATTTCAAAAACCTACGAAAACGAATCGCAGTGGGAAGAATCACGCATTAACATACTTGAATCTATTAAAGTCGTTCGCGGCAATTATCATGCTAAAGTCGGTTCACAATTGGCATCAGCACATTACGCCGAAAACAATATAATTATTGCACCGGCTGCTGTTAATATGTTGTATGATTATTTAACACAACTTAGTACGATGAGTTTTGCAAAATTAGATTTCGACAACATTACAACATTTATTAAGACTTACACAGACTGTTTTTATCAAAGAATTTAACAACCTAAACTCTCCTTTTATAATATGTCTCAATTTAGTTCACTAGAAATTCTAATAATAATTATAATAACATTCATTATATATATTCTAATTACAACTTTTTTAGAATTTTTCTTTTATAATTTAATTCATTTAGATGTTATTAATGATCAGTCTTTTTCTTTAAATAATACTTTAATTTTATAAATAACCCAATCCATTAATTTAACATGCCAAATAACAATAATGCCAATAAGAAAGTCGTATTTTTGCCTACTAGTAATCGTCGCAATCGTAGCAACAGTCGTACTCGTAGCAAATCTCGTCCACGCTCTTTACCACGCAATCAAAAACCGCAAAACTATCGTCGTAGCGGCCGCAACAACGTTAGCCGCAAACCAATACAACAAGTGGTTGTACAACGCGCCCCAAGCAGCACATCAAGCTTAAATCAAATGATGTCAACCATGTCCATGCGTTCAAGCCGCGCAAGATCAGCCCCATCTTTTTCCAACAATCCATTTTACCGCTGTAAAAGTGACCCACGATGTATGATCGCCTGCTCCATCCCTGATGGTGCATCCGGTACACACATCCCGGTTACTCTTTATGGTGTTAACCAAATTTCCACAACTGGTACTGGTTTTGCAATACAATGCCTTGCATGGTTTCCAACACCTGCTATGCTTGCTGCTTACGGCTCTGCCTCAATGACTATCGATGGCGCAACAACACCATCCGGTGGTATCGATCCACCCGGTATCGGTTTCAGTTACTTTCCACTTGGCTCAGCCAGTAACTTCTTTGGCCCAGGACAAAGACCAGGTGCTAATGCTGATATTTACAATGCCGCTTCCATGCGTTTTGTAAATGTCAAATTTGTCATAACAAACACCACTGCACCAATGTTTCGTTCTGGAAGCTTTCAAGTTTTTACTAATAATATCACTTTGAATGACATTAATTCCATCACTACTGTTGCAACTACTACAACCACAACTACACCTGCTGTTGCAGCACGAACATTTGATTCCATAACTGGTACAGGTTATACAGCAACCACTGGCGTTCCAATTTTACTCGCTGGTGGCAATATTAACTCTGGCGTTTCCCAAAATAATGTCCAACAATTTTCAATGGATAAGCCAGTTGCTGTAATGTTACATCACTGTACCAACAGTTATGAGCAACAACCCGTTCCAAATTTTTCATCTTTACCAACAATTACACCACCTTCTGCAGCCGGTACTTTACCATCAGTATTCCCTAATATGTTTAAAACAGCAGGTACTTACGGCTGTTCACCAACCTATGTTCAAGCTTATGATAATGATTATACTGGCGTTCAGATTAACGTCAATGGTCTTAATTCTGGTGGTTCGACCAACTTAAATAGTTTCGTCTTTGAAACTTTTTTGCAGCTTGAAGTTAAACCATCATCAATTTCACAGTTCAACAGTTTTACTAGATCAGGTCCACCAATGAATGACGGCGTCATGAAAGCCGTTTCAGCTCGCACCAATATGCCACCATCAATGCAAATTGGTGATCCCAAATAGCAAATCGATGAGCTTGCCGATCAACCAATTGAGCCTGAACCAACACATTATTTACGTGATCTCGGAATCATTGCCGGTACCACAGCAGCAGTGGTTGCTGTTGGTGTTGGTATGTTCTTAGTCCCTGAAATAATTGTTCCAGCAGGTTCAGCAGCAGCTCTTGGTATAATTTAATAACAACATTGAATAAATATCGGCCAACCAATCGTATCTAAACCTACACACTTGTGTCAATTGGTTTAGTTATGGCTTTGGTAAATTAAATAATAACTTCAAATAGT